TATCATCGTAATCTTTATTGCTGGCTAACGATCTTGTAAAAGCTTCAACCTCGTCTCCGAAACCAAAAGCCAAGCCTTGTCCTAGTGCAGATCTTACAATATCTTTAAATCCACCTATTTTAGATCTATCTACTACAGATTTATTTGGTGTGTATTTTTTTCCTTTATAGTTTGCCATTAGTCAAAATCCGCTATTCTAAAGACTGTGAGTTTTGGAAAATTTGGATCTGTCATATCAATATAAGCTTCACCGTTTCTAATTAATCCTTTGTCATAAAATTCACCAATGTCTTGGCTTTGTAAATTAATCTGTTGGTACAAGGGAGGTACTAAATTATTTTCTTCTAGATATTGTTCAAAACCAACTGTGTTACCTTTGTTTTTTAAAAAATATTTTTCTTTTTCTTTTAATAATTTTTGCTCTCTTTTTGCTTGCTGAATCATTGTTGCAACCAACAATTCGTTAGATTCTTTTGATTTGCCTAATCCTATGGTTGCTGTTGAAAATAAATTAGCTTCAAAGTCTGAAGTTGCACCAGACCCAGGAGGCCTCATTCTAGGTACTGTATAATTGGCTAAAGCTTGAAATAGCTCTTGCCCACTTACTTCTGTTTGGTCTTGACCTGTCAAATCATTGTAAAGTTTCTTTAAAGGTAAAAACTTTTCTGTTAATGGACCTGTTACAAAGTCTGGATTTTGCAATAAAATTTGTGCTGTTTGCAGTCTTGGTATTAGCTCTCTGCTTGTTGTTGCAATTTTTCTGGACTCTGTAATATCTGTTTCTCCAAGTTTAGCTAGAGATTTAATATATTCCTCTTCTTCTGCTCCCATTTGAATAACTGTTCCTTTAGCTTTTTCTTTTTCAATTATATAATTTCTATATTCCTCTCTTGTGGGAGTTTCATCTGTTAAAGCATATTCTCTATAACTCATTGGATCTTGTTGTTTTTTTATTGTTGGATATATAGCTTCGTATTGTTGTTCTGGCGGCAAAAGTTTTAACAAACTTTTTTGTGCTTCAGGCAAATTAAGTTTATCTATAGTTGAGGCTAACTTTGTTTTTTGCTGTTGTTGGGCTATCATTTGCTGTCTTTGCAAAACACCTTGAGAAGGATCTTGACCTCTTAAAACGTCTGATAAAGCAAGCATCATATTTCCAGCTCTTTGCCTTCTAACCATTGGATCTACCTGCGGCACTTGTGGTGCCTGTGGTATATTCATAGAATTTATTTGATTATTTGTTTTATTAATATCATCAAACAAACCTGTGTTTATAAATGGTTGTTTATTTAAAATTGCCATATAAATTTCCTAAGTTTATTTATCAGGTAAAAAACCAAATGGGTTATATCCGCCAGTCCAAGCCGAACCAAGCAACCCAGTTGCTCCGCTAAGTATTCCACCTAATCCTGGTGATGATTGTGTTGTTTGTGTCTGACCAACCAATGATGGCATACCTTGTACGCCTTGTCCTAGCAATCCTAATTGATATGCTGGGTATTGTTGTTCTCTCATAAATTCGCTGAAGTCAAAGTCTCTTTGTGCTTGTCCTAATCCTCTGGATAAACCACCGTAACCACCAAGTAATCCTAGTGCTTGTTGTTGTCCGCCCAATAAACCGCCCAGGAGTCCAGCTTGTTGTTGTCTACCTCTAAGCTCTAATTCTGGTGCAAGCATAGCCATCTGTTGTTGTCTTCCTATGTCAGAATCAGCAGCTCTTAATGCTTGCTGGTAATCTGATTGTCTTAAATCTGCAATTGTTCTAGCCTCTTGTTCTTGTAATGGTCTTAATGCTTCTTGTTCGTATATAGTTCCTCTTGATCCACCAAACGCGCCCGCACGCATTGCTACATCTTGCGCTTGCTGTTGTTGTAAATCTCTACGTCTAGCAAAGTCTTGCTCAGTTAGATCTATAACTTGTTGTTGATAAGGTGATTGATACGCGCCAATATCTACATCTAATAAAGATTGGACATCGCCTAACTGTGGGGCTTGTTGACCAGCTAATTGTTGTAACTGTCCAGTAGGATCAAATCCACCAAACGCACTACCGTACAGACCTTGTATGCCTGCGCCCATTTGTAGCTCTTCTGGAGATAACCCAGCTATTCTATCGCCAGCATATCCTTGGAATGGCATGTCGGCTGCTTCTTGCGCTCTATTCAGGTAGTCTTGATAGGCCTGTTTCTGCCAATCTGGTAGNGTTGCTTCTTGTGTAGTTGTTNNTTTTCCTTTACTCATAAATCTTTTCTAATTAAATGTTCTGTTACAAATCCAAGATGTTTAAGCTTTCTTGTCCATCCTTTTCTGCCACCACCGTAAAGCCTTTTGACTCCACATTTCTTTGCGTACTCTTCTATGTGTGGCAACATCGCCTCTAACTCTTTATAGTCACCACCACAAAAAAGTAAATTCATTGCGGTGTGCTGTGGAAATACTACAAACTCTGTTACAAATGCTGCATTTTGCTAGCCCAAAGTAGGAATATTCCTTCTCTTATTTTATCTTCTATGTCATCAATTGTATAGGCATCTTGATGTTTAACCGCTTTTGCTATAAGAGGTTTGGTTCTTATCCATTCCTCTTGCCAGCTTTCTTTAATCGCCTTTTGCATACTCTACCAGGCTTGCAATCACGTTAATGTTTGCATGGGTTACTTGTATTTTTAAAACCTGTCCAGCTGTTAGGACCAAATCATTTTCTAATAACTCGTCTGTTTGATGCGCAGTTATGTTGTGTTGCTTAAAAATATAGAAGTTAGATGCGCCAGTAGATATTGATATATCTATGTTTGTTTGTTGATTGCCGTGGTCACATACCAAGATAGATTCTACAATGGCAAAGTCAAAATCTGTACCAGTCGGTGCTGTATATATTGTTTCTAGTGATGTTGTCCCAGATACTGTTAATTTAGCATTAGTAACTCTTTGTATATATTGAGCTTTACTTTCTGGTGATATCATCTTCTACCTCTTGGTTTACCATCTACTCGTATTTTACCAACTTGGAAATCTTGGGTTAGTGATCCTGTTACTTTCATAGATACTTGTCTTGCACTAAACCTTGCATCTGTATAACCGTCTGTATCAAAAGTAAAGTTACCAAAATCTGTTTCTGCACCAAGCGGTGTAAACCTACCTTTAAATCCTACTGTTATGCCTGGTAATGTTGCTGCTTCTTCATCTGGAATAATCTGATTGACTTGTACCACTCTATCGCCATTGCCTATTTCTATAGGTGCGCTTTCACAAAATGGTACTTGTGTTCCTATGCCTGGTGAATTAAATAGCGATCTTTTATCGTGTTCATAAACAAATCCACTAGAGTCACATGATATCGGATGGTCAAATACACCTTGGTCTACCCAACATGTTCTGTCCATTGATCCTATTGACCATACATTATCTAAGTAATTCCAAATAACATATTTGTTTGGTGTTTGTTGGTCTATATCTCCAACTGGGAAGAACCACCAAACTTCATTAAAGTCTATGTTGTGTGTGCCAAAAGTATTAGCTGAACTGTTTGTTTGTATATTGTCAAAGATAAAATCATGCACGTCTGATTTAAGTTCTCTTAATCTACCATCAAATGTAAAGAATGAGTTTTCACCTATCCATGATATAAAGTTACCAGATGATGCTATTGCTCTTGGGCTAATAGCTTTACAGCTTACACCAGCGTCTTGTATACCATATACAAAAGGTGAGCCTACATAATAGAGTCTATTAATACCGATATCACTAAATATAATAATATCGTTCTGCCATTTAACTGCGTATAAAGCTCTACCGCCTGTTGGTATTTGCAGATCACCTGCTGTATTTCTAGCAGTAGATGTCCAGTTAGTATTATCTTCTCTATAGCTATAGTATCTGGTGATCCTGATCCTGCATCTGGTCTCCATTGGTATATCTTACCGTCACTAGAACAACAGAAGACTAAATGCTCTCCCCAGTTATCAAATGAAAAATGATCTACTTTAAGTGCTAGTGTAGATGTTGATCTTTCGTCACCGTAATCTTCTTCACCGTAATCGTATGTACCGTAACCAGTTGATGAATTTACTATATCGCCTACAAAACCTGACGGTGTTATATCTATCCAAGCATCTTCATAAAATACATAGACTTTGCTTCTAGTGCCAACTGCTAAAACTTTTTCNCCGTCATTGGTTCTATAAGAATACATAGCTATTGGTGTGCCTACTAAGGTAGTACCTTCAAAATTTGTCCAACCGCCTATTGGTTTTAGATAACCGTTTTCAAAACGTACTAAATCACCATCTACCCAACGTCCTTTGTTAGCGTAGTCAGTACCGTTTTTGATTATTCCTGCGGGTGGTGTAATTGGGTATAGGGCCATTGTCAGCTCCTATACTGTACGTTTCCACATATATGCAACTATGTATGGTTGTAAGTTATTATGCGCACCACCGCCACCTGTGGCTTT